ACCTGTTTCTGTAATACAATAATACGTAGTATTAGTTGTACCTACTCCAGCTACAAATGTTACAAAGTCCTGTGAAGCACCAGCTAGGTTTAACGTTACCGTTCCCGAGGTAGTGCTTGTCTCTTTAACTCTATCGTTAATGACAAGTGCCATCTAAACCTCTCTTACGTTAATCTTAATATTGCAGCAGATGTTGTAAATGCAGGAAATTGAATTGTAAATGTCCCTGCAGTTGCAGTTTTATTTCCACCAAAATCTAAAACACAAACAGCTGAATTAGAGTTTGAAGTATTATAAATTAATGCTCCCTTAGCTGTAAGTGTTACTCCAGTAAATGATCTATTAGGAAAATCTACAATAGCTACACTTGATGCTACCGATGTATTCTGACCTGATTTTGCTAATTTTCCTCCGCCTGATGTATATTGCCCTGAAGCATTAACTTGGTTATCAGTGGTAAATGAAGTTGTTGACTTCCCTAAAACTGCTGAATCATTGTATAATGCTAATTTAAATTGATCTCCACTAGTTTGTGTAAAATCGTGTTTTCCTTCTAATAATTCTTTTTTAAATGAATTACATATTGCGTTTGTTGTTATTGCCATTTTTAACTCCTTTTTATGGTGATGGTGACGGTACTTTCATTCTAGGAACGCCATCATCGAATTCTGCTCTTCTTCTTCTACCCATTTGTTGGATACCAAAAGCTTTTAATTCCTCAGTATACTTGTTTTTATATAAATTGTACATATCCAAGGGGCCTTTTAAAAAAGAAAATGCTTCAGCTAAAACTCCATGTAATAACATTGATTCCTGATAATCTGATAAGTAAGTAGTTGTAGAACTATTAAAATGAGGAGGAGTTACAATATAATTCAATTGTGTTGCATAAGCAATATCTGGAGTTGGAGCAACTACAATGGTAGTAGCGTCCCAATTTGCATAATATTTAGGCTGTCCTGTTGCGCTACTTGAATTGAATTCAGTTATAAAACTTGTATCTCTTTTTTCCATAAAAGTTCTTGCTGAAGTATTTGATGTAGTCGCGAATACTTGAAGAGATCTTATTATTAAAAAATCAGCTGGAGTCACAAGATATCGTTTGTTGGCGGTAAATGAAGAAGTAGCATATTTTCTTGTATCGTCGTAATCTACTTGACCAGACACATCAAGTTCAACATTTCTAATAAATTGATCTAATATCGAGTCAGTCAATACATTAGAATCTACCTCTGTATAATTTCTTACTTGTGTTAAAAAATTAGTATGGGTAATTGCCATTATGATATCTCCACGGTAACATTTCCAATTGACATATCTGCAGAAAAACTAGTTAGTGGTGTACCTAATATATTATCACTTGAGGAAGGAATCATACTAAAACTATTTATTAAAGGATCGTTAGTTGGATTGCTATTGATGTATAAAGTAAAACTAGCGGTAGTATCAGGTTTTTGTGGTCTAGCGTCCAGTAAACCTTGTGGATCAGAACCATAAACTTTAGGTGTCAGCTGAGGTTGTTTGGGTTCAAACTCAGAAATATGGACGATGGATCCATTCCATTCCTTTACCATTTCAGTATATGGAAAAGCCTGACCAGAACGGTCGGATATAGCTAATGAATTTTTACCTCTTGCAAATCGTGCCATTAGTTCCTCGTTGGATAATAGTTAGCTGGTGAAATAAATAAAGAAGCTCTTTGACCATCTTCATCCAAAGCTCTTTTAAGTTCGTCTTCATAATACATTTTTAAAGCTTGTGTTCTTTCTGGTGCATATTTTAAAGATATATAAAATGCAAGTCCAGAAATCATACACGGTAAAAATCTAAAAGGTATATCTGGATTATCAGTATAAGCACCCGCATCTTGAATTCTATTTAATGTATAGTAACATAAATGTGTATAAGTCGATGCATCAGGGGTCAGGTATAATGTAATTGTAGGTGTCGTTTGTCTATCTACATAATATTGTGAAGGCTGACCTGTAGATCCTTTATTTGGTAATGCTGCATAAGTAGATCTATCTATTTTAGATAATGTAATATCTGTAACGTTTGTTCCTGGAGCTGACGCAGTTGAAATATACGCTTCTAAAACATCATTAGTAGATGTAGGAGTGGTATAAGTTGCTGTACCAGCAGTTAATGCTTGAACTTGTTTTTCAACTTTCCAAAGATGAACTCCTCTGTTTCCCCATTCAGAAAACAAAACATTTAATCCTCTTCTAGCTTTTTTTAAATCGTAACCAGAATTAGTTGATAGACCACATCTTTCATAAGCCTCTTCTACAATGTCATCAATTGATAAATCAAATGCTGTAGTTCCTGATGTAGCCATTTAAACATATCCTTTATTTACTTTTGCCAACGTTTTTATAATCTTTAGCTTTGCCTTTAAAAATTAAAACACCTTTTTTACCTTTTGGTGTAATCTCTTTAACTGTTACTGGTTTTCTTACTCTTCCGCCTTTGTTGTAGCCTGTAGGCTTCATCATACCACCACCCATTTTACCGACAGGTGATTTTCCAGACATAGCCATTTTTTTATGCATTTTTATTTTTGAATTATCCATTAGTATATTCCTTTAAAGTTAGTTCCTCTGATGGCGATTCCGCCACCTTTCATTTTGTTATTTTTAGCTTTCAAGATTTTAAAATCATCTCCTGAAATCTTTCCGTCTTTGTTTGCATCAAGTTTCTTTTGACCACCGATCAAACCACCTTTTTTAACCATGTATCCAGTAACATCTTTTCCTGGTCTAGCTGGTCCGTCTCTATTAAACTCTACCCCATAATTAGGATCTTGTTTTTTTGGAGAGGATTCTTTTCTTTTTTTTGGTGGTGGTCTCCCAGGCCCAGGTCGTGGTCTCGGTAATGGTTTGCCAGGTAATCCTAAAAAAGGTTTAGGCTTATTTCTTCCACCTTTTTTACTAGTCATACCGCCTTGTTCATATCCTTGAACTTCTCCACCTTTTTTCATACCTATCTCCTTTTTCAATTCTTCGAGTCTTTTCTTTTTCTTAGACTCATTAGATTCTTTTTTATCAGGTTCATCAGCTTGAGCTTTCTTTTTGGAGAATATACCAAAACCACCTGACATATAACCTTTTACATCTCCGCCTTTTTTCATACCAGGAAGTTTAGGTTGTGTTCTAACAGATTTATTTTTATTTCGACGTTCTTCACGTTCTTTTTTTAGTTTTTCAATAAGTTTTTTTACTGAGTCACCTATTGGTTTTAAACCTTCTGATCTTGGCATTTTATTCTCCTATAAAATTTTGTACTTCGTTGTATTTATTATACCACCACATTGTTTCTTTGCAAAGGTAGGAACATTAGTGGGCTTTCCGCCAGGGTTACCCGCTGATCGTTTCCTTGCAACGGCACTCCGCCTCTGAGAGTTTGTCATGCTTGCTGCTTTGGCAGCAGGGACGCACTTTGGATACTTTCTTTTTGATCCACTTGCAGATTTTCTTCCACATTCCTTATATCCTCCACCTTTTTTCTTAGATCCTATATCGACCCATTTTTGATTAAACCACTTGGTTAAACCACCTTCTTTCATACCAGCAGGGACACAATTAGGAACCATTTTCTTTCCTTTTTTCTTCATGCCCTTTTGGACATAGCCGTCCCAACATGTTCCTTGTTTAGACATATTTCATCTTTGTCATATTAATCATGCCACCATCTTTCTTTTTCTTAGGGCCCCAATCTTTTCTTTTTACACCTGATGGATCTTTTGCTTTCCCAGCACAAATTTTGCTTGCATATGCATTCGCGTATGCAGACGGATATACCTTAAACTTTCTCTTTGCTGCTGCTTTCCCTCTCGGGCATAATTTTGTCATTTTGAAGTTTGCTCCTGTTATAAACTTTCTTAGACTTTATCACTTTCAGTCTAAATCGTCTAGTCCGTAAGTTTTTGGCTATTGGGTTCTTTCTAGGCATATTTTATTTCTGCCAGATTCTATTATAGAAAACCCATACTTTTCAAGAACCTTATGAATTAATTCCATGTCATATTTAGGATAATCGTCAAAAACAAACCTAGTTCCTTTTAATGATCTATTTGCAAACCATACAGCTTCCGTTAGGACATCTTTAGTCATATGTGGTCCGTCAAAGTGAACAAAGTTAAAATATTCTAAGTGACCGTTCTCATTCATAAATTGAGTATCTGTCATCTTTATAAAATTAAACATAGGGTATTCTTCAAAATCTTTGACCATTTGCTCAGACATTTCATCTGTGTAATCACAAGTATATGAATCTGATTTATCATAATGTTGATAATTTAAATTACCATATGGATCTATCCCAAAATGCATATAGCGAAGACCTTTTAATCTTTCTTTTAATGCATCCATTATAATTTTTGAACCAAGTCCTTCTCGGACTCCTATTTCACAAGAATAAAATCTATCTTTTGGACTGTATACTGGAACTGTTTCGCACCACTTTTTTAGAAGTTCGTAATCGGAACTGTCTCCTCTTATCATTGGATCCTTTTCTAGCACCTCTTAATTTGCCTTCAACTTCTTTTGGTATTTGTGATCTTGATATGGCCATTAAACTAAATCGGTTGCTTTTCCTATAATTGGTTTGTACTTAGTTCTACCTTCTAATTTAAAAGCATGCAAGAATTGTTTTCTTGGTTGATAAGGTATGTAACTTGCATGTATCCATCCCGAATTAGGTTCTCCTGGAGTGTAGAATTCGAGAATCAATTGATCTATCTCAAGGTTCTTATATATCCAATCTGCTAGTTCAGCATTGTCGGTTCCTATACATTCGAAATCAGCGGCTTCAGCTTTTGAATGCTGGCTGGTCAAACTTGATCCTATGGCTTGGCACAACTCAGGTGAACGGAATCCGCTAGTAACTTTTACTCTGCCAAAATGATCACGAACTGGTTGTAAAATATTTTCACACAACGCTTTTAACTTTTCTACTTGATCTGCATTTGGATTATTATCAATACCCTTCCTGATGGCGGTATCTGATTTAATTAATTCTTGTAAACTAAAATTACGACTCAAATTCATAATTACTCCAATATTAATGCTTTTATTGATTTTCTTCCTTGGTATACTTCTGTCTGTGCTTTACCTTTATAACATTTATAGGATACAGATTCACTGTATTGTCTTTCTGCGGTACGCTTCCCGCGAAGGCACGCAGCCATATTATCTTGAATAAGGTGCTCCTTGATCTCTCCATTTACAAACATAAGTAGAGCTACCACAATTTCTGTAATCATATCACTTTACCTTTATTTTCACCTTCTTTGACAACATATTTTTGTGTACCATGTTTACCAGTTTCTACTTCTTTTTTTAATTCTTTAGCTAAACTCATAGCTTTGTTCTCTTTGTTTATTTGTGCTATGTGATCTAACACTTTTTTAGTGACTCGTCCCGTTGCCATTGTATTTAAAATCCCTGTTTTGATCTTTTAACTTTTCTATATCAACCAAAACTTTTTCCATTTGTTTTGTTAAAAATTCTATGTTTACTTTATTTAATGCCATTGATTCTATGTGTTGATTTAAACGATCAGTGGTCTTGTACAAATCCTCAATCATCATGTACTGCTCAGAATCCGCGGGCAACGTACCCATTTGTCCTCGTGGCCATTTAATTCTAAACTCTGAATTGTTTTCTACATCTTTAGACATTAATTCTAACTGCGTCGCCATCTTGTTTTGTTTTTCAATTATACCAAAATAAGCCCAAGTTCCGATCGCGACCATTATTATCAAGCTAGCAACCGTCTTCATCGGCATCTGAACAGATGCTTCTTCAGATATTTGTAAAGCTTTATTGGACACTTGGCCCTCCACAAAAAGCTAGGATGACTAACATTACAATTAGCAAGCCTGTAAAATAATAATTCATATTTATCCTAGTCATACGTTGACAAAGATTATCAACCATTAGACCAATTTTGTCTAGAGCACTAAAAAACCCGTATATCCATTTATCAATCATTTTTTTTACCGTCGTTTTCAAAAGACATATCATCTGCATATTCTTTGTATTTAGTATATGTTCTTTTATTATCTTTTATTTCTTCCATTTCATAAAACATTTTGTCCGTATCTTCTGTAACCATATCATTATTTTCTGCATCCCAAACGGTGGTTTGAACCTTATAGTCTGGCCAGCTGTTATCAGTAGTATAGCTATTAATGTGCCACAAAAGACGATTATTAGGCTGAGCTGCATAATTACCGTTATCAAGAGCCAATATATGTGCACACTTATGTTCTTGAGGTATTTCAGAATGTTCCGTATTAAGAATGTTGTTTTCTGGATGACCCCAATCAATCGTAAATAAATATTCTCCATGATAGAATTTTTTATCTAACCCTAGAAATTTACCTTTTAGACCATCCAACCAATCAAAGCAATGAACGCTAGGATAGTAACTAAAACAGTTCCACAATTCCAATTCGTGCGTCTGCATATTCGGCACATCGGCTCTATCATGCGATTTTTGGAAAAACGCTGCGATAGGCAAACGCCAAAAGCATGCACCATTTGGTAACATGATATTAAATAAGATTGCACGACCTGTAATGGATGTAATACCAAAGACCACACACTCTTCACTTTCTCCATAATGTTCTTTAAGATCATAAAGATACTCCTTTTTTATTTTACAATATATGGGCGGTATATTTGCATTTAGATAAGCCATTCATATATTATTTTAATATTAGTGTTATTAAAATCAACAATAAAATTATCCCATGCATTTCATTAGGCGTGGCTATTATTCTTGCGTTAATTCTTCTCCAAATTTCTTTTAATTGATCTAACATTTCCATCTCCTTCTTGCTTGTCTAATTCTTGAATTAGGGTCGTTTCTTGTTTTTGCGCTTGATCTTTTTAATTGACCTAAAGATCTTGCACAGTATGATTTTCTACGATTTGCAGCTTTTGATCCCTTTTTTACTTTACCTGTTACAGCAGTTTTTAATTTTGAACCTGGATTTTTTCTTCTGTAAGCCATGACACCTTTTTGTGTCATCCCTGCTCCTGATTTTGTTGATCGGTAATTACCAGAAGATTTTCTTCTGGTAGGCATACCTCCATCTTTTAACAAAATAGGACTAGTACCTTTAGATTGTATGCCTACACTATTCATTTAAATCCTAAGCAGTTAAACCTTTACCTGAATATTTATCAGTCAGTAAAGTATAAGCTGTAACTTTAGTTTTTGTTTTACAAAAAATTCCTTTTGGAAATACTATTCCATCTTCTGGAAAGTTAAAGTTAATAACATCTCCAGAGGGTACATCTGCTTGAAACAAAGTAGCTCCTGAATTTGATGTAGTTGTAAGCTCCAAAGTTCCAGCTCCTGTGCCGTCTGATGCAATTATAATACCTCTCAACCTAATAGGTTGTTCAATAATTGCAGTTGCGCCAGCCGCCGCTGCAGACCTTGTTGCTTGTATATCGCCTTTAAAAGCCATAAAATTCTCCTTTGTTCGTGGCTCCCGAAGGAGCCACTAGTTAATTATGCTATTGTTACGCCTCTGTCTGATACAAGAACCCAACCAACTGTAGAGTTCCAAACTAATGTACAAGCTTCAGCCACTGCATCGAAAGCAAGTGTTGATCCACTAGCAAAAGTAGTTGGAGTAACAGTTGCAGTTCCTCCTCCATCAACAACCATATAAATGATTTTGACTTGTCCTGAAGTAGTTCCGTCTGCTAAAGTAACAGCTGCAGCTCCACCGCCTGTAGTAAGTTCAGTTACTAAATTATCAAGATCAATTGCACCTGCCCCTGATAAAGATTGAACACCACCTCTTATTGATTTTCCATAAGATGCATTTGAAGTTACTGTTCCAGTTGCGTTTTTTGTAATAGATTCAAAACCATTTTCCGATCGGACTGGTCCTGAAAAAGTTGTATTTGCCATAATATTCTCCTTTGTATAGCGTTAATTATGTAGTCTCTATACCGTCTGCCTAGTCAGTCTACATAATAATTTTTCTAGGTTTTTTTAGTATATATAAAAAAAGGGGCAGAGTAAACTCCGCCCCTTTTAAATTATTAGGTAATTAAAAATTACGCTGCGCCTGGTGAACCGAAGATTCCTCTAGGGTCAGAAAAGCCGAAGCTGTATCTTTCTCTAGCTTTGAATCTCATGTTTCCAGTGTCAAAATCACCTTCCATTGCAGTTCTTAATGGTGCTCTAACGAAATGTTTCATTCCATTAGGTGCATCAGTCATGATGAAGAATGCATCATTGTCAGCTAAGAAATGGTTGATTCTATAACCTTCTGGAATCATTCCCATATTCTGCATCGCATTGATGTCATTATCAGCAGTACCGACTCTTAAAGGTGACTTTAAGATTCTCTCAGCAGTGAATTGTAATTCTTTTGGAATTATCAATTTTCTACCTTGAGTAGCGATTTTCATTCCTCTTTCATCAACGAAAGCCGAAATGTCAATTAACGACTGTTCTAATGATGTTTCAGATAGATCGGCAGCAGTTGCCAACTCGTTTCTAAATGTACCACCACTTACAAGTGGGTGTGCATTAGATAATAGAGGTTGTCCGTCACCGCCATTAGCAGTGTCGAAACCATTGTTAAGAACAGCTGCAGCTTTCACTTGTTTAGTGTTAGCCATTGATCTTGCCAATGCTCTAGTGTAACGAGCAGCCAATCTGTCGTACAAGTTATCTTCTACTGCTTCTTCTGTAACAGCAAATGCTAAAGCGATAGTTTCATGCGTATATCTTGCAGTGAAACTTTCTTTTGCATCGTCAAATGTTACAGCAGCACCTTCTGTTTTAGTAGGTGCACCACCGAAGCCTGATAACATAACTTCCTCTTCGAAAGCTCTGTCAGAAGATTCTGTAGTAAAGATTTCTGCGTGTTCATTTTCGTATCTATCATACTCCAGGCCGAATAAGGCATTCAAACCTGGCTCTAGTTCTTTAACTAGTTGTGCTCGTGATATAGCCATAGTTATTTACTCCTTATTACGCCGTTAAACCAACTACTCCACCTTTGTATTGGTGAGCATTGATTCTAACGAGTACGTTTACGTTTGATGTTGTTTGATCACTATTCTCAGGATCTTGAGAAATATCAATTGCTTGTAAAACAAATGTAGACGAAGAGTCTGCAGTTGTTTCATCTAAAGCTACTCTAGATTGTCCTGAATTAGTGTCGCCAGCTGTTGCAACGATCTTGTAGTTTGCAAACAAATGATCAGTCGCAAAACTGCCATCTGATTTAATTTCATAAACTACATTTGGATCGTCAATTACGTTC